CATAGGTGTAGCTATGTCTAGTGCAACTCTGCGGAAACGCACGATTTTTTTTTGATTAAAGGAGACGACCAAATGAGCAGGGAAAGAATTACGAATCGTGAGGCGGATGGAATCTTCGCAGCCGTTGCTGTTCTGGAAAAGTCAATCATGGCCTCAGAAGGCGTTGATCTTGCTTCCTATGCGGCACAATTGGCAAAGGAAGATAAGGCTATTGTCAACAAGAGTCGTCCGGCAGGCCCGGCGGTTTTGAAGGACAATGGAGATCAGAATGTCAAGGCCAATAACAACTGGCCCGTCTCCGAAGCGGATAAGGTCAAGGTTGCAAGGAAACTCGTAACTTTGGCACAAGAATTGATGGCGTAATAACTGTAATTTTTTCTTTATATTCGGGTGATAGGTGTAGCACATCGTTGTTGCCAGAACTTGAATCTAGGGAAACAGGAGAACTTGCATGAGTATCGAAATGGACAAGCTGAACTCAAGAATCGCCGCACTGGAAGCAAAGTTGTCTGGCAAAGTTGCTGAAGACAAGGCTGAGGAAAAGGATGATGACAAGGCAGACAAGCAAGCCAGTGAGCGTTCGAAGTTGTCCGCTGAGATTACAGCCCTGGAGCGCAAGCTCGGTGTTGCATCTGATGATGATGCCGATGCAGATGATAAGGACGATGAGAAGTTGGCGTCCGATGATAAGGATGACGAGAAGGACGATGAGAAGAAGGCGTCCGAAGTTGATCCGAGTGGTGTTGAAGAGGACATCACACAAAAGCGTTTTACTGAGGTCGAGGATTTGGAACACGGAACCGAACTGACAACAGAGCCAACCACTCTGGATGCAGCTCCGACCGAGTTTATTGCTCGCCTCAAGAGTGCTTCAGCCCGCCTCGATACCGTGGCGTCGTATCTGGAGAAGACTGGTCGGAAGGCAATGGCTGAGCGTATCGATATGATCGCAGATGCTATTGACCAGAGGATCGCAACCGCCACGGTGCGGAAGTAACACAATCGGAAAGAAACAGGAGAATCTTCATGAGCAGAATCAGAATCACAGCACGCAACCAACGGGCAGCAGACCAGACTCCTTATCCTGGCAATGTCAATCAGCCGGATCGTAAAGACCCGTCTTGGGACCAGTATCACACATTCGAGCAGACCGTGAATCACGAGTTGCCCGATATGCGTCATCAGTGGCAGGACGACTCCCGTGATGAGATCGGTTTTGGTATCCCAGAAGCATGGGGCAAGCAACCGACAGTCGCAGAGGTCAAGGTCGCTTCCAATAAGGCCGTTCGTGTTGCAATTCTGCTCTTGGGCGACAAAGTCGGTGACGAAGTCATCGAGGCCCAGGCTGCCGATTTCCTCGCAATGGGTCCGAAGGCAATGGATCGTACAATGACCCGTTTTGCCGACACTCAGAAGTTCTATGCCGAAGACGATAAGGTCGAGGAAAAGGACGAAGAGAAGGACGAGAAGAAGGACGAGAAGTCCTGTTCCGCAGCCGATGAAAAGGTTGAGGATAAGAAGGACGAAGAGAAGAAGGCAGCTATGCCAGAATTCATCCAGAAGAAGATTGATGAGAAGAAGGATGAAAAGAAGGATGACAAGAAGGCTGCTGATGAGTCCGATAAGGACGAAGACAAGATTGAAGACAAGAAGGCTTCCAAAGTCGCTATGGGCGAGTTTAACATCGAACTTACGGGTGCGATGGATGACGAGATTGCCCCTGACGATGAGGCAGATGAACGGCTGGCTTCGCTGTTCGACAACGACGGTTTTGCCGCCGGGGTCACAGCAGGGAACTCCGACCGCAAGGTCGAGGCATCTCAGAAGAAGGCTGGAATCACGAAACTCGGCGGTCAGCCGAGAGTCGTTACTGCGAGTGGCAGTGGCGTCGATATCAGCGATATCTGGCAGTCGGCTCCAGATGTCAGTGCTGCGTTCAAGTGAGCCGTAATTAGGAACGAGGAGGAATCTCAATGGCACTTACCATTCTGATTCGTGGACAGCTCAATTCGATTCCTGTTCTGTCTGATGCTTGCTTCACAAAGGCAAACTACGGCGTGAACACGAACACGACTCTGAGCGTGAATGTCCCCAGGGGCGTACTTGGTGGTTCGATTGCAGCAGCTTCTGCTGGACTCGACTACACAGCAGTCCCTATGTCAACCGGCCTTCAGCCGATTGGCTTGTTTGTCAATGACGCTGCTGGTGCTGCTTTCGAAAACAGCCCCGCAGTTGCATCTGGCAAGATCGCCGTGATGAAAGCCATGGCGTCAGTAGAAGTCGATGTGTACGAGACTCAGAATGCTGCCAACAGCGGTCTGGTCGTTTACGCAGTCGGCAACTACCTTTACGGTTCGGCCCAGGGTTTCCTTACAACGGAAACAACGGCGTCGGCAGTTGTGATCGGAGTTGTCACCAAGATTCCGAGCACATCTTCCCCCACCCTTGGTATGGACATGCGGATTTAACCCTAACCAGGTAATCCACACAAAGGAGATATAGCCATGGCTGTTGACAATCAAACAAAGCAAGAAATCATCTCTCAGCACATTCGTACCGCCGCAGGGCGTCAGCGTCTGGCTGCTTCGATGATCCTGCCCCTTCGTCGTCGTAGGGACTATATGTCGGTCGGTCGTAAGGCGTTCTTCGTGGAAGCTCTCCCCGATGGCGCACTCCCGATCTATGACAAGGACCCGAACATCACGGCTTACGTCGTTGGTGAGGAAGGCGAGAACATCGTTGCGGTTGCAAAGCCGAAGCGTGTTCTGTTCCCGTTGTTCGAGATCGCATCCAACCCCGAGATTCAGTTGACCGAGATCAAGCAGCGTCGTTTTGACCTGATTGAGCGTTCGGTTGACCTCGGTAAGAGCGAAATCCAGGCTGAGGAAGACCGCAAGGTGTTCGCAGTTATGGACGCCCTGGCTGCCGACCCGACGAACCCGAATCCTGTGATTCCGGTCACGGGCAACCTGACGGCAAACGCACTGGCAGACGCCTTCGCAAACATCGAACGCACCGACATTCGTGTCGCCACTGTGTTCCTGAATGCCAAGGACTATGCTGATCTGCGTAAGTGGGATCGGGATACCCTGGACATCGAGACTCAGTCCATTCTGTTGAAGACTGGTTTGATGGCTACCCTCTGGGGTGCCAAGCTCATCGTCAGCCGTATCGTTCCGGAAGGAACAGTGTACTGCTGCGGCGAGGCTGAGTTCTTCGGTCGCATCCCGGTTCGCACGGAACTGACGGTCCTCTCTGCTGATGACCCGAAGAATCGTCTGATCGGCTTCTCGATCTTTGAGCAACTAGGGATTGGTGCATATAATCCCTTCAGCTTGCAGACGCTTTCCATCACTCGTGTGTAATGAAAAGAGTCTAAAAACCTGGACTTTACAGGGATTAAGAGCCATTCGGGAAACCGAGTGGCTCTTTTGTTTTTCTGTTTTATAAAATATTAAATACAATATTGCTTTTCTTCGGTCGTTATGGTATTATATTATCAACGAATGGAGGAATAGGAGATGAGTGTTGGAAGTGACAAGAGGGCGAAGACTAATTTGGATAAGTTTGGAGTAGAGAATCCATTTTCATCTTCTATCGTAAGGGAGAAGATTAGGCAGACGAATATGGAAAGATATGGCGTGGATCATCCGATGAAATGTGCGGCGATTCGATCAAAGCAAGCCGCATCTGCATCTTCTGGAAAGACTGTGGTGGAAGAAAGGTTTGACTCTTTAACAATTTCCAATGTGGTTTATACGGGATATGGAGCCAGGGTGATTCACTCCAAGAGGGTCGTGCATAAGTTAGGCAGGAAGATGACTGAATTATGTCCTGACTTTATGGTGTTTTCAGATGCCGAATGTTTGGAGGCACAGGCGGCTTCGGATGTCAAGGCACCAATGAGAAGTTTGAGTTCGAGATTTGTAATTGAGATTTTCGGAGACTATTATCACTCAGAGGGTGTTATAGGAGTTTCACGGGAGACACACGAGCAGGAAGTTAAAGACGCTTATGCTTCTGCTGGCATAGAGTGTTTGATTCTTTGGGAAAAAGATGTTCTGGAGAATTGGAGTGAAATAAATACATCTATCGAGGAGTGGATTCATCAGGCAGTTGCGTGTATGAATGATGGTAGGATTTTCGTACCGATCACATCAAATATGGACGCCTTGAGGAGTCTTGCTGACCCAAATTATTGGAGAGGGCTTGGTGATTTTGAGAAGAAGGGCGTAGTGGATGTTTTGGTTTCGGCATATCAGAAGATGGACTTTCCTTATCCGAATGACCACGATGCGATAGAAGATTTTAGAAGGTTCAATCTATGGGCAAGTAATTCTGGAGAGTCAACTAGACCAACACGGTTTGGGTTGGATTGTTGTCGTAGATATGTAAAGTCAATGGCTCATGCCAATGTCAAAGGTTGTCGTTCATTGTATAGTATTTGGCATGATGAAAAGTTGATGAGGCATTGTGTGGAGTGGCAGTTGTCAAACGAGACTGGAAGACATACTGCCAAAAGGTTTCTGGATGCGATGTGTTTTCATGTTGGATTCAGGGTGGTGTCAAATCTTCATCCGTCAAAGGTGGTTCAATGGATGAGGAAGTTTGCCAATATCAAATCGGGAGATATTTTTCTTGACCCTTGTGCGGGATGGGGAGGAAGAATGTTGGCGGCTCACGCATTGGGAATGAAGTATGTTGGTATTGATGCAAATGAGAAACTCGTAAGCGAACTTAGAGAGATGGCGTCGGAATTGCATTTGGATGCCGAGATTTATCATGGGGATTCATCGGCGTCGGGAATGATTGCGGGAGTGATGGCAGGAAGGAGGGCTGGTGTCGTATTCACATCACCTCCATATTTTGACAAAGAGAAATATAGTGAAGACAAAGAGCAAAGCATAGAATTGTATCAGTCTCGTGAGTTGTGGGAAGTCGGATTTTGTCAATCCATGGTCAAGAACGCCATCTTGGATTTGGAGGATGGTAGGTTTTTGATTTTGAACATCGATTCGGAATTCAATATGTGTTGTCTTTATTCTCAGGGGTGGGAAGTGATAGAGAAAGATGTTTTGATGGAGAATGCAAAAAGACAACATACGGAGAGATTGATATTTGTTTCAAGAACAGGAACTGAAAGCATATTTTTGGAGAAGGATGAGTATGTTGTTTGTCGTCATTGTGGCAGCAAGTGTCAGAAATTGACGGAGCACATTCGCAAGGCTCATGGAATGACAAAGGATCAATACGAGTCATTGTATCCGAATGCCCCTACGATCTCACAGAAGGCTGTAGATTCGATTATTAAGGGTAGCATGGGCAAGGAGAAGGGGTCATACACAAAACGCACGGCATATCGTTGTCCAGATGGTTCTATCGTGGGCAAGAAGGATGCTTGGATTAGGGCTTGGGGAGTTCAAGTTCCACCATCGGATTCGATTGTGGATGGCAGTTTGTTCGATCCGTGGGCCGGGAAGGTGGAAGGACTAGATTTTGTGGTTTGCTCTCATTGTGGTTATCGGGCGGCCAATTTGGCACGGCATTTGAATCGAGAACACGGCGGAGTAGATAAATACACTGGAAAGGTCAAGTCTAGTCGGTGTGTGGAAAAACTCTCAGAGGGGGCAAATTTGGCTTGGGATGCTCGTGGCAGGAAGGAAAAGAGGGATGTGAGTGACAATAAGACACACAAGAATCATGGTTTGACGAAGGAGGTATTGGAAAAGTTGTATGTGGAGGATGGGTTGAGTGATGCCAAGATAGGGGAGGGGTGTGGGATTACGGGTGAGGGAGTGTCATATCTTCGTAAAAAATTTGGAATTGAGACTAGGGCAAGGAAAATTGTGAGGATTCTTTGATATGGAGTGCTATAGTAGAGGGCATCGTATGAATCGAATCGCACATATCGCAGAACGAGTTGCAGGCGGAGTCTTGGACTCCGAGGCTCTTGCAAAGCAAGCCGATTTACAGGACTTCAGGAAGAGCATTCAGTTCCTGGAGACGGAAGGCAAGAGATTGGACAAGGGAGATGCCCTGGAGAACATTCTGGGAGGAGAGAAGTTCAGTTGGAAGACGAGACAGCAGGTTCTGAACATAATCGACTTGATGGAAATTCACGAAGGTGATTCAGATTTTGTGGTGCCGAAGAATTTGCATCACTTCTTTGAGGGATACAGATTGAAGTTCCTGGCGAGAAGCAAGATTCCTGGTGATCTGCCGACAGAACAATTCCCAACTAATTTCACACCGGAATATGTCATAAACAAGGTGGCTGGGATTTTGGATTATCCTCATCGTACGCAGTCATTCGCTTATGATTGTGGAGCAACTGCTGTTTTGACAGTTCTTCAATACTACGGTTTCAATGAGGATATGATCAACGAGCAGGGCGTATTTGATGCGATTGGTACAGACATCAATGGTACAGACAATGAGGGCATTGAATCAGGCATTGTCAAGTTGGGGTTGAAGTATGAGAGGGTGATGACCTTGGAGGACATTGACAGGCATGTGGAGGCGGGTAGGCCGGTGCTTGTGAGTGTGGCACAGTGGATTGAGAATGGGGTTCCTGTGTGGCATTACGAGGTGGTTACGGCCAGGGATGGGGATCATTACATTATTGCTGATCCGTGGGCAGTGAATCTGGTTTGGGTGCCAAGGGATGTTTTCGAGAAGATTTGGTATGAGCCACATGATGTAGATGTTCGCAGGTGGGGTATTGGAGTGTATGGCGAAGCGAAGTATCACGAAGTCATTGCTCCGATGGATTACAAGTTGGCCAGGATTTCAGCAAGGGTATCTGATAAAGCACTCAGGTTATCAGGTATTTTCTTGGGTCATACCACTTCGGACAGGATATTGGGATTGGTTGATGATAATTATGAAGTTGAGAGCAGGAAGGGTGATTTCAGAAAGAATCACCATTCCTTCAGTTGGAATTTGAGTATGAGGAGGGGCAATCATTGGTATTATGATTGTGATGACAAGATGGTTTTTATGTGGGGTAGATTCACAAAGCAGACAAAAGATGCCATTGAGATGCACTTGAAGGAAAAGTACGGGGTTTCTGTCACAGATTGGACTGACATTGGGGATGAGTGATATGAGTAGAATTTCAAACCGCATTGCTAGTATTTCAGCAAGGGTAGCGGCGAAAGCACTCAAGCCAGACAAGATTCTGGTATTTCCGGAACTTCGCCAGGTCTATGATTATGATTGTGGTGCTTGTTCTCTTCAAAGCATTCTGACTTATTACGGCAGCACGGTCAGGGAACAAAAGGTAATGGACAAGGCAGATACTTCCAAGAGAGACGGAACTGATGCTCCAGGGATTTTAAAGGCTCTTAGATTTTACGGGTTGAAGTATGAAGACGGTTCGATGACAGTTGAGCAGGTAAAGAAGTATTTGGACAAGAATGTGCCCGTGATGATGATTATTCAGGCGTACAATGGGAAGCCACCGAAAACTTGGAAGGGTAAACCTGATCATTCTCATTGGGTGGTTGCCATTGGGTACAAGGGAGATTCGATTATATTTGAGGACCCGGATGCACCATTCAGGACTTATGTGGACAAGAAGGATTTGATGGATCGGTGGTATGATTACAATAATGAGCCGCATTACTACGGTATTGCCGTCTTCGGTAAGCCGGTTTTCAAGTCTGATTTGATTCTGCCATTAAAGAGATCGGAGACGGAAGCAGAAGGTAGGATGGAGACATTGAAAAAAAGTGAATGTTTTGCGGGTTGAGTTGGGTATAATGGTGGGTCAAATAAGGGGATGGAATTATGGTTTCGATGTTGGAACGCTATCGTGAGTTGCAGGCATCCAAGGTTGTCATTTCGGAACCTGCTCCAGTCATTCAAGAGCCAATCTCCGATGACACTTCTGTACCAATCAGGACGGTCAAGGAGGCATTGGCCATCTTTGGATATACTTCTTTCCGAAAAGGTCAAGAAGAAGTCCTGCAAGAGGTTCTGGATGGCAAGGATGGCGTTCTGGCTGTCTTCCCTACGGGATACGGCAAGTCTTTGATTTACCAGATTCCTTCGATGGTCACGGGCAAGCTCACAATCGTGGTTAGTCCGTTGATTTCATTAATGCGGGATCAGGTAACTCGACTACAGAGTCTTAAAATCAATGCTATCTTCATCAATTCGACTGTTTCGATGAATGATGTCAAGATGGCATTGATGGAAGCACAGACTGGAAGCATCAAGGCGTTGTATGTAGCACCGGAACGATTTGCCAATCCTGAGTTTATGAAGGCCATAAGTGGTATTGAAGTAGATGTTTTGGCCATTGATGAGGCACATTGTATCAGTCGTTGGGGTCATGATTTTCGACCTTCTTATGCCGAATTGGGTGGAGCCATTGAGAAGATCAATCCAAGGCAGGTTGTGGCATTGACGGCTACAGCAACCAAGACTGTTCAGGATGACATTTGCAAGGTGCTTGGAATTGACAAAGCAAAGAGGTTTATCAGTGGAGTTCATCGATCAAACTTGAAGATGTTGATGTTTGAGGGGTATGGAAGTCGCAAGTTGGACGAGATGGCAAACATTACTCGCAAGTTTGTGTCTGAGGGCAAGACGACTGGAATTGTCTACTCGCCAACCAGGAAAGAGGCAGAGGAGATTTGTGGTCATTTTAAGAGAAGGGGAGTTCAGGCCACTTTTTATCATGCTGGGTTGAAGGATTCGGAGAGGGCATTGGTTCAGGATACGTGGGCTAAGAATGGTGGTGTGATTGTGGCAACTTGTGCTTTTGGCATGGGTATTGATCGTGCAGATGTCAGGTTTGTCATTCATTCAGGTCTTTCGCAGAGTATTGAGGATTATTATCAAGAATGCTTGCACCCTGATTCAAAAATTAGCACAAAAGGTGGTTTCGTCTTATTGAAAGACATTCATGAAGGTGATACTATAGCAGCGTTAGATAATACTACGGGCAATGTCGAAGATGGTAGGGTCGTGAGAGTGATTAGGGGCAATACTGATTCATTTTTGAAGATTAACACTGCATACGGACGTTCGATCACAGTTACTCCAAATCATCCAATATTGGTTGATCACGATGGTGATCGAAAGTTTTTACCTGCACGATATTTGTCAATCGGAGACAATTTAGTTTCCATGCCATTTGATAGGCAAGGTTCTTCTATTTCGGGAGGATTTTTCAATTATGTGGATACTGACAAGACTTATATTCGGGTTTCTAGTGATTTTTTTGACATGTGCAGGGATCGTCTAACCCCCTCACAATTTGGCAAAGCATTGGGATGCAAGAGAGTGCATGATTATTCGATTTACAGGAATAAGAAGTGTGCATTGTTGGGGAAATGGATCGAAGTGTGTAAAGTGGCCGGTTTGTCCTCTTCCCATCTATATGCCTCTATCGTCGGATCGAGAGTTTGTGGGTGTGCCAGCATTTATTCAATACCACATTCCATGACAAGTGACTTGGGATGGTTGGTGGGAATCATAGCAACAGATGGGCACATTAAAAACAAAATAGGATTTAAGGGCTTAGTTCATAGTTTTGGGATTCGTTTTGGAAATACAAATATTGAGATTGTGAAAAAACTTGAGAAGATTCTAAATCAATTCAATATCCCATTCAGCAAAAGAATAAGATCTCCCGTGGGCATCTCTAAAAAGACGCTATACGAGATCAGTTTTTCATGCTTGCCATTGATTTCCTTTTTAAGGAAATGTGGAATTCCTGCTGGAAAAAAATCTTATACAGTGGAATGTCCTGAATGGCTAATGGACGCCCCAAGGGATTTTCGCAGCGGATACTTGGCAGGAGCTTACGATGGAGATGGCTGCGTTGCAAGGAGCGGGATGATTCGGCTATATTCGGCGTCGTGGAAGTTCATGTCGGGAATAACAAGAATGTTGGAACTCTATGGTATAAAAAACAGAATTTGCATTCAGAGTCATGCGGGAAGACTGGGGATGGACGAAGGACACGGATATGAATCCCACATTGGTAGATTTCAATGGGTGGAAAAGTTTAAGATTGAAATTGGAAAAAATATGGTTAAAAACATCGAATTTGGGAAAGAACCAAATTGGGAATCGGGTCGTTCTAGAAGAGCTACAAGTTCTTGGATTGTACCAGATCATGTGATTGAAATAGAGAAGATTGCAGGAGGACCAACTCTGAATCTTTCGGTGGAACCTCAAAACACAATCATTGTTGATCAGATTGTGACTCACAATTGTGGTCGTGCAGGGCGAGACGGGTTGGATTCGTTCTGTATTTCTTTTTGGGATTTTGCTATTGATTATCGGACGCAGATGTTCTTGATTGATTTGACAACGCCAAGTGGAGCAGATGTGGATCGTTTTTGGACTTGGATCAGGCAGACGGGATTGAATGCGTCTATTCCTGGGAACAAGGTAGCTGAGTTGAACATGACGCAGAAGGTGATGTCTGAGCAGTCTGGGTGTTTGAATGTAGGGGGATGTATCTCGGTATTGAAGAATGAGAATCTTGTTCAGACCTTGGGAAGGGGTAAGTATTCGGTCAGATTGGATGTGGACAGGAAAGAGGGAGACTCACCACTTGAAGTGGTTCGAAAGGACAAGATTGACAAGTTGAATCAGGTGGTATCGTTCTATCAGGACAAGGACTGTCGAGCGGCGTATCTGTGTGGGTATTTTGGAGACATGACTTTCAATGGCATGTGTGGCGGGTGTGACAATTGCACAAAGAAGGATTAGGTGTAATATGCTCGTAGGAATGGCAGTATTTGACACAATCGAGAATAAAAGAAGTTCGATGACAGAGCAGACTTTGGCATCGTTATCTCATCAGGTGAATTGGGATAGGAATCGACTCATCATATCGGACAATGGATCGTGTGAGGAAACGCAGGATTTGTATCGAATCGCATCCAGGTGGTTTCCGTTCAAAGTCGTCAAGAATGGGGAGAATCTTGGTACGGCAAGGGCAATTAATCGGGCTTGGAGTTACAGGGAGCCAGGGGAACATTTGCTGAAGATGGACAATGATTGTGTTGTGAATACGCCAGGATGGGCAGATGACATCGAAGAGGCATTTTCTCGTGATCCTTCCATCGGGATTTGTGGATTGAAGAGGAAGGACCTGGCAGAGAGGCCAGATAGTCCCGAACCTCATTATCGTTCAGACTTGAGGTTTCTATCTCATGAGCCAGGTCAGAGATGGATTGCGATTGAGGAGTGTTTGCATATCATGGGTACTTGTCAGGGGTTCAGTAGTGCCTTGTTTGATAAGATTGGATATCTGTATCAGGCAGAATTTTTGTATGGGTTTGATGACAGCATCGCAAGTTTGAGAGCAAGGCTGGCAGGATTCAAGACGGTATTTCTTCCAACGATAGACGTTGATCATATCGACCCAGGCGGAACTGCATATTCCAATCAGAAGAAAGATGATGCTGGCAAGCAGATGGCAAGGTATGGCGAGATCGTAACAGAGTATCGGACTGGCAAACGGGATATCTACTTTGATGGTGGAGATGACGCCAATTGGGCCAGGGAGCATTTATGAAACTCGACATCGGATCAGGAGGACACAATCATCAGAAGCCATTGGAAGAGTGGACGCATCAAGATGGCACTCCGGGGGATCATGTCGAGATCGTTTGTGATTGGCGGACGATTCCCTTGGAGACGGAATCTGTTGATGAGATGCATTTCGGGGATGTGATTGAGCATATTCCGGTTTGGAGTTTGGATGAAACACTGGGAGAGTGGAACAGACTTTTGAAGATGGGAGGGGTGTTTCATGGGTCGATGCCGAATATTGATCGGGTGATGAAGGATTATGCGGCTGGTAGACTTATTTTTCAGGACGCCGTGAATGCTCTCTATGGATGGGCAGATTCACCATTTCAACAGCATTATATGACTTATACAAAGACGACTCTTTCTGAGATGATGGTGAAGCACGGTTTCATGATTGATAGTTTTTCAGGTAGTCCAGGACCAGAGGACCGTCCTTGGTGGTTGGTATTTCGTGGACGCAAAACGGCTCGTGTGTCTTGGAGGGAGTATGGCAATTGAACTTAGCTTGTGCGTGTGCGTTTGGAATACGAGTCATCTTCTGAAAAGGAGTGTGCAGACTTATCTACAGCAGGACATTTCCAAGGATAAGTGGGAGTTGATTGTCATTGACGACAATTCTCAGGATGATGTACAGGCGGCTATTGCTTCGCTTCAGGGCAAGATGAATGTCAGGTATTTGAGGTTAAATCACTCGGAGGGGATGCGTGGCAACACTGTGGCATTCAATACGGCATTTGGGATGGCACAGGGACACATTTTGGCGGAGACAACAGCGGAATGTTTGTTGCCGAAGGATGGAGTTCGGAGAATGTTGGAGCCACATCATACGAATCCAAGGTGTTTTGTGGCTCTCAAGACTTACAATTTGACGCCAAGCATTCAGAAGATCATTGATACGGTTGACTGGCAGAAGGACATTTTGGAGATTAGCAGATTGCCAGGATGGAATGATCCTTGGGTCCAGAACAATGTTTCAAACACGCATTTTGGGACACATCAGATTTGCAGCATCAGAAAGGATGTATTTTACAGCATTACAAAGGGCAAGGGATTTCCTTTGTATTGCGATTATGGAAGTGAAGACCCAATGTACTGTGGAACTAGGGCAAAGACAAAGGTTCAGGACATCACTTTGCCCAATCAGTGTATGGCAGTTCATCAATGGCATGCTCCGTTTCAATATTGGATGGCGAAGGGTCGTGGTCCTCGGATGAACAAATTTGCCCATACGATGAGCAATTATATGGGAGACACTTCTGGGGAGGTGCCTGCGGGTGGGACTTGCATGATTTGGGACCAAGGAAGTCATGAACAGTTGTCGGATGCAGAGAAGGCTCGTTGGAAAGAGTTAGACGCAGATGTCATTCAGACGGGAGTTTCCGAATCAATTATTTCTTGATGTGGGGTAAAATGAGTGCCGATAACATTATTTACATCAAGAAAGAAGAGGGTAAGTGGTTAGTTTGGGAGCAGGGATTTTCAGACGATGATCCACGACCTCCTAAAGATGCTCGTTCTTTTGAGCATCTTCATTGGGCAGAGGAATATGCCTTTGCGGAAGAATTGGATCATTTTGTCGAATATGGGGTTTCAGGACCATTTGAGGTCGAGGGTATGACGATTAAGAAACAATTGCAGGGGTTGCATCCGGGCGTAGATGGAGAAGGGATATAAATTTTATCCTGATTTTGGTCTCAAAACGGTAATGTAGAGATATGAAGACCCTACTTACGGTGGATTGGGATTTCTTTGTGCCTATCGATCCAATGTACGATTTAGCACATCAGGAAGCACCCATTTTCTTGAATCTCCTTTGGCAAGCTCGTCAAGGTCTTCGAAATTTCATCAAGACCAACGGCATTCAGGAAGGCTTCTGGAACCGTCTAGGGGGCATCGCAGAAGGGGCAGGACCAACATGGGTTTCTGACTCTCATCTCTTTGCACACAGCCTTCTGAGTGGCATAGATCATGTCATATTGGTGGATGCTCATCACGATTGTTGGAATCAGGCCAAAAAGGGACAGGTTGAGTGCAGTGATTGGCTTCGGGTATGGTTGCAGGGTGGGAAGCGTCGAAAAGCTACTTGGGTAAGCCCTGATTGGTCAAAAGATCATTTTTCGGTGCCAAAAGACCTGTGCGACAAGTTGACACGGGTATCTTGGGGTGATTCATGGGGGGTTAAGCACATTGACAGGGTGCATGTTTGTAGGAGTGGGTGTTGGACTCCTCCGTGGCTGGACGGGGAATTCATCAAATTCGTGCAGGATAGGGGGTCCAGGGTCAATCAAATGCAGGTAGGGGAGTGGGAGGCCATGAAGCAAAGATGGCCAAAAGATGATAAAAATAGTCCCTGATTTTGGTCTTCAAACGGTAATGTATAGATGTCGGGATGATCCGGCAACAACAGGAGACGGTCATGGGTATCACCAAAATGGTTGGAGCGGACAAGGTTGGACAGCCCAATGTGGCGATGGTTGATGGGTCCACTTGGGGCGTAAAAGAGTCTTTGTATCTCGAAACCACCCATGTCGGGTTGGTTTTGAGTCTTGGTGAGCACAATTTCTACGATGACAGCGACTTCTACGCTACGGTTTGGAATCCTGAAGCCAAGAAGCCGGAAGAAATCGATTATGGCACCACTCGGGCATGGACTTATCCGAATCACGCCAAGGTGGATGCAACCCCTGAAGTTGTAGCGGCTTACGAAGAATACCGTCAGAATGAGGCTAAAAAGCTCATGGTGGCACGGGAAGAGCGGTTGGCGAAGCAGATCGTCAAGGGCAAGAAGGTTCGTGTGATTCGTGGTCGCAAGGTGGCGATTGGGACTGAGGGTGTCGTGTTCTGGATGAAGGCTCAGAATTTCACTCCTCGGTTCAGGAATGGTTACAATCCTTCGGAACCTGACACCATCAAGATCGGGATCGCCTTGGACGATCAGAAGGATGAACGGGGTCGCAATGTCAATGTGGCTTGGACTTATGCCAAGAATGTCGAAGTAATATGATTTCCTCCCTGATTTTGGACTTGGATTGGTAATGTATAGGTGTAAGGGTCAACCACTTCAAAGGAAAAAGTCATGAATTTGTTCAAAAATCTTTTCAAGCGTCAAAAGGATGATGTTCTGATCGGTGGCAAGACGATGGAACAACTTCAGCGAGATCATGAAATTCGGATTCGCCGGGAGAGAATGGCGAGATTCCCGGAGAAAATCATGCACGGTGGTCAGGTGATTCTTGGATTCGAATAAGGGAGACGGTCATGAGTAACGTGAAACGGATTCATATCGAGGGTGATGTCAACACACTGCTTCTTCAATGTGCTCCACTTCCAGGCAAAAACAGCTTGGTGGACGGCGAATGGCTTGTTGATGACTTGGTAAAGGGTCACAACATCAACAAGGACAAGTTGGCAGAGGTTTTGGAGGCCGCTCAGGTCGTCAACAAGTTCCTGTCTCTTTCGACTCTTCCGACCTTTGGGTTGAAGATTCGATTTACCGGGTCAAGTCGCAATGAGAAGAACGGGTTTAACGGCATGATCGTCTATCATCGTTACATCATCGAGGGCGAGGAGGCGATTCCGTGGGCTTGGTTTGACAGTCTGCGTGATTCTTTGAGTCAGATTGGGAATGTCGGGCCTTGTGTTTGCAAGGATTTGGAAGCCTAAAATTCTTTCCCTGATTTTGAGCTTCGATTGGTAATGTATAAGTGTCAGGATGGTCTGACAAACAACGGGAGACGGTTATGAGAAGCGGATTGATTTGTTCGATTTATAAGGATGCCAATCTTTGTGATTGTTCTCTGGATGGCATTAGTGCAAAGAACGACAAGGTTCTTCTGGTGATGCCAGGGGGTGGTCCCTTCGATGAGGATTACGCCAATAAGAGTGGGATTCCGATTGTGAGGATGGTAGAGCGTAATCTTTTTGGCAAGGTTTACAAGCATTTGGAACCTGATGCGGCAGGCACTTATGCGGCAGGTGGGTGCTATGTGAAGACCAGTGACAGCCGCTTTCCGAACGAGTATCCTCTGTCTCTGCACGACCGGGATATGAGTAAGGAACGGTAAAATTTCATTCCTGATTTTGGCCTTCAATTGGTAATGTATAGGTGTCAGGAGATCACGATGGTTCATCAGAAGATTGAGGTGGTTCGGTTTCTTCGTGATGCAAATCAACCGAAGAGTAGGCTTATTGATTTGCAAAGGAAACTTGAAGAGATTGGAGCCAAACGGAAGGCATTGCAATTGGGAAAGATCATTTGGCGATTGGAGTCGTGGCAGAATAGTTAGGAGATCACGATGGAAACGACAGTTCTAAACAATGGCATTACGGTTCTGGGCAAGACTTATAAGGGTCGGATTTG